TCCGTACAGTGCCTGTGTTTTCTAGTGTAGCATACGCGGTTGATGTGCTAAACACGGCGCGATGGATTTTAAACATAAGATCCATTGTCTGATCTGGTTCCCATGTCGATGCGTTCTGAGATTTAAAGAACGAACCAAGATACGGCTGAGATGTAATACGTCGCTCTGTAGAGCCAAGAATAAACTCACCAGTTTCAGCAACAAACATATTATAGTTTACAGACTCGGCCAAGAACACTAGCGCATATTCTGTATAGGGATTCAGGAATATTGGTTCTTCAAAAGTAAACGTTGTTGCGGCTGATGCATCATCAGATATGTTAACGCTGGCTGGTGAAAGGAACACTGATGATCCAGGGATAATGCTGTCTGACGCAGGCGAGCCATTGACCATTGGCCTTAGCTGACATTGCACCGGTACAGTTGGATCTTTTGTTTTGAAGTATGCATCAATTTTTGTAATAAAGACACCATCAGTTTCTGTGATCTGGAAAGATTCAGCAACTGGATCTGCCCATCTCCAACGCCGCGTAACAATGCGGTTAGATGATATCGTTGATTCTTCGGTCTGAACGTTAAGTAGGCGAGTAGATCGCACATCGCGCTGCATTGTCTCGATAACGCCCTGAGCAGTAAACAACGCGATACCAACAGATGTTGCAAAATCTTCTTCTGACGAAGTAATATCAAGAAGTTTAAGCTCACGCGTTCCAGATCTAAACTTAATCGCATCAGTGTTTGGTATGAAGAACGAACCAGTCATTTTTCCTTCACCATCAGTAAACAAAGACGATGGACCTTCTGGATGTTGCGTAGCAGAATTATAGCGAGTGCCATAATCTATATTGGCGTCTGATACACGAGTAAATACACCACCTTCGTCACGTACCCAATCAGACACATCTGTGTCGTCAAAGAAAGCAAACATGCGGCTGTTGGGCTTAAGACCTTCTGCTTTAAAGAATACTCGTTGTGAACGCATAAATGGTACAAGCGCAACATCGACTACACGATCACCAACAATTTCACGAATAGTTTCACTCAATACGACACGGGAAACAGCAGTCGTTGTTTGCGTCTCAGTACCGCTTTCGGCCATATTCCAGGCTTGCCCTGCACCGCCGCGGCGAGTAAAGTTAACTTGTAGCGAAGAAGTAGATTGATTAACAACCTGACCAATGCTCAAGTTGTTTGCGTCTGTTCCACCCCAGTTCCACTCCCAATTATTCCACAGCTGAGATTGCGTAGTATCAAGGCGATTACCGCCATCGATAATACGATCTGCGCCACGTACTGTCTCACGCCAGTTATCAGATGCCGGCGAAAGCGTTACATTGCCTAGATTTGTAATAGCAGAAAACGGGTTAATGTTAATTGTACCAGAGGCTTGTGGCTGCGTAATGTATTCTTGCTCGGTGTGCTTGATATAAATGTTATCGCCTTTTTTAATAACATTAGAAGAAGCATTTGAATCATACTTGAGCAATACACTGTTTTCAATAAACGACGGACGTAGGATTTTGTCGCGTGGATCAATCGATGCGCGGTATTCTACGTTACGAGTATCTGACGCCAGCTGGTCTGAGAAGTTATCTACTAGGAAACCAGCCTTAGTTCTATCTGTGCCAGTCGAATCAAATACTAATAAGTTTTTAAGATCAAGCTCAAGCAACGAAAGTGTAGCCATTTCTTCGACTTGATCTATTCTTTGTTCAAGCTTACCAATGTCACTCATTGTGTATTTTTTAGTTTCGATAGGCGTGACTGACATATCAGTAGCGCCGATGGTATACGGATTCATTTTGACACGATAAAATTCTAAACCATTGTTTGGCGTCTCAGGATATTTAGGTGTCAAAGCAGATTTACCTTCGATCGCAGTAATTTCACCTTCTGGTGTCGCGATGATTTTATCGAACCGTGGCAAATAATATTCTGTATCAAACGTGATTAGATCTGTGTTATCTGGCAGTTCGTTGATACGAGCAGTAGCAGATGTAAAGTCAGAGTCTCGATCTGTTTTACGAGGACGGAAATCAAGGACGTTACGCAGTTGTACAACAGAACCGTCGTTCTTTGTATGTGATGGAATATCTTCGTAATTAACTTGACCCTGATATGAGTTAACTGCAAAGAAATCGCCAGACGCACCGTGCGTAAAATATTTAAATCGTACAAACACGTTGCCTGCAGGTTTAGTCACGCCACCTTTAAGATTAAGGCGCGCCGGAGCGTAGAAATTATCGCGCTGGCCATTATCGATAATAAATCGATTATATAGGCTCGCACCGTTTGAGTCTGAATCTGTTAACCGAACAACAGAATACAAATCTGGTTTATCAAGATCAATATAGTCATTGCCAAGGCCATCTGATTCAATAGCCGCGCTAAGCGTAGTTTCTACTAGAGTTTTAGTTCTGACCGCACCGGCTGACTTATTAACCTTTGCAATTACTTCGACGTTTGTTGATGTCGGACCACCTGAGATAGTGGCAGACTGTGTTCCAGCTCCACTGAGTGTAGGTGATATGATATCACCGTCTGAGTCAACCGACAAAATCCAGTCACTGGTATTTGCAAATGTTTCTCCTGATGCAGTAAGTGTAAGTGATGCGTTGCCCGACGGATCGAGCGTAGCATTAAATTTACGCTGTACTTCAAGCGAAATGTCTGATATAAGCTTTGGCCGCTCTGTCGGAAGAGAAAACAGCAGATTATTATCACTTACTTCTTTTAACACTGCTTTACTGTTCTCAAGTAGTAGATCAGCATAATCGATGATCGAACCGCCAATAGATTTAACGTCGCGGAAAGACTGGCCAGCATCCATCTTAATTTCAAAAAGATACAACCTAAAATTGGCTCCGTCTTTCTCAATAGCCCTAATTCGGCATGTGCCAATAGTGCTGCCACCATGAGTGACGGCTGACCGCAAGTTTCTTTGTTGAAACACATTGACGTTCGGCGTACCAACTAAGTTATTTACAACAATGTAATTGCCATATGTAGCAGCCACAACATCGTTATTAACCGAAATAGTTTCACGAGATTTATTTACATCAAACTGTTTAGGCGTAGATAACTCAACACGATACCCTTGAACATAGGCTACGCCAGGACTTATTGTAAGTTTGAGCTTTGTATCGTCGGTTGCGTGTGGCACATATTTTATTTTAAAAGGCTTGGCAATAAAGTCGCCAGTTATTTCGCGAGTGCGCCTTGCAAGTCTGTCTTCAAGTAAATTGTAGCTTTTGTTGCCTGTGACTGTTTCGACTACTATGCCATCAACTACTTTACAGAAGAATAGGAAGTTCTCGTCAGAGTCGACTAAGTCTTGAGTTGTAAGTTGTAGACGAATCCGATAACGATCTGCGCCTGGAGCAGACCTGTTGGGTGTTGCACCCTGGTTATCAAACAATGCTTCAAAGTCACCAGAGCCTACAATATCTTGTGATACAATAAATCCTACAATAGCGCTTGGTGTTGATGTATATTTTGACAGCAACATTTCTTGCTTTGCCGCAAATACAAAATGCCCTTGCGTAAAATAATCCCCGCCACGCACCGAAATCTTACAACCTTGGCCAACAGCAGGGTTAGCAACTGTGTTTGTTGTCTGGGCCGTAACTGTAACACCAGATGATCCGCCAATCAGGTTTTCGCCTGGGCTCATGCGTATGGGATCAGCCGTAGCAGTTGCGCTTAACGTATTTGTATAATTGACGTAAAGTGTTGCAGGATCAGACGCAGTTGCAGCAATAACTTCAAGGACTTTAAATTTTACTGACGATGTCTGACCAGTAAACTCATCTCCGACCATAGGTTGTGTATCTGCAGGCAGCGCGTTTGTAGTGGTGTCGAGTTTAATAAACTCATACCGAGTATTAATAGTTAGGCCGCCAGGATTAACTGATGCGCCCTCTTTAAATATGTTACGGCCAAAGCGTTCGATCTCGCGCTGAATAATAGTTTGAGATTGCGTCAACTCTCGTGCTTGAAGCGATTTGCCAGAGTTAAAAAGGACTCGATGATAGTGGTCACTATCTTTAAAATCGTCTTTGTACGTCGTAGCGAAAAGCGTGTTTGTGTATTTTACTGACATCTAGTTCTGCTCTCAGAGTTGAATAATGATTTTTACGTCTTCGGTTTGGTCAACTGATCGTGTGATCGCAGCCCTATTATCTAAGTACAAGATAGAACCTGACATATTATTAACAGTTGGCAATGTATATGCATAATCGTCACCATCTATACCGGCAGCATCAAGGATGCCGTTGCCGTTGCCGTCGGCTTCAGTTACTGTTTCGCCTTCTAAAAACGGCGTGAATCCAGTTGTTTCTGTCTGGTGATACCAAACATAGCTTGAGTCGGCTTTGTCTACATATGCGCTTGCAGCCGAAGTTGCACCTACCAAAATTTTATCGGCCGAAAAGTTAGCACTAATAGAACCGAAGTGCAATCTATTTAAAACGTTTGCTGACGATTGTTCCCAGTCAGAATCAGTCGACAGTGGACCAACTTTAGGATCTCGAATGAGTGCAATTTGCCTGTAATCGTTACCTGTAATTACTGAGTTTGTTTCATCACCGGTCAATTGTGCATTAAACATAAGAGCGGTTGACCGCAAATCATCCCTTGGATCGCCGCCAATACCGGCGGGCGGAGCTAAAACAACTCTAACCTCCGCGCCGGATCCGCCGCCACCAGATAATGTTGCTGCACCATATTTATAACCGCGGCCAAAAGCTTTGCCAGCGCCAGAATCGTTCATCTCAACTTTTACAATTGCACCGCCTGATATTGTTGCAGTGGCCGCTGCCTGTTTTACACCGTTACCTGTGAACGAAACAGTAGGCGCAGAAGTGTAACCTGAACCTGGCGATACTACTTTTACGCCAATGATCTCACCTGCAATTGCACCGTTCTGGATACCTTTTTGTTCGATCTCAAGAGCCGAAGAGTTTGAGTCTGTTGTTCCTACAAGTTCAACTGGCATGTAGTTTGATGAAACAAACTTGGTAGCTCTCAGCGCGCCGATCGTATAGAGATATTTCCATACATATCCGTCCGGCGTTTTAAGCGGATCGACTGTAGTGCCGTTTGGCTTTGTTGTCGATGTAACAGCATTACCTGCCGCATCACGGCCTTGTTGCAGACAAATGTAAACAGCGTTTTCGTCAGTAAGAACATAATAGGCGTTAGTAGGATAACCTGCTACATAGTCGTCATAACCAGCATAAATTGTACCTGACGACCAGTTATTTCGTGGAATAACATATGAAACATCTTCGCCAGACTTCATCGCCTGCATTGAATTTCTAAAATCACGCACGTCTTTTAACGTATTGGTTGGCGTAACTGCATTGTCGCTACTATCCCATTGTTCACTGCGGCCTATACCAATATAGTATGACGCGTTCGAGTCTTTGACGCTAGTAAAGATATTATCTAATACTTGTCTTTTAAATGCATCTGTAATAATTGCAACCATTGTCTGTTCCTATTACGCTATTGTCGCGCCATGCTGGGCAAGCAGATTCCAATTGGTTCCGTCCCATATGAGTGTTGATGTATCGTGTTGGTCTAATGCAACCGATGTTCCTTGTGCAAAGTTATTAGGTGTCACTGTAGCAGCACCTGCACCTTTGTTTGTAAAGATCTTATATTCGCCTATCGTAGTTCCGTCGGCTACAGATATCGCTATAGTGCTGCCACTGTTTACTACTATATATGTAGACGTTGGATCGGCCGCACCTGCCGCAGTCTGTGTATTAGATCCATACGCAACTTTGTCTATTGAGACTGAACCAGTTCCCTTACCTTTAATATCAATATTAAAATCAGTGTCAGTACCATCAGCAGAAATCACCGGATTGCTGCCAGTCGCCGCATTAGACACGTCTATATGATTGACAGCACTAGCTACTGGCGTAATACCAAAAATCTCTGCTCCGTTAGCATCGTTAATTGCTATTTGAATTCTAGGTTCTGTCAGTGTAGACGATGTTAAAGTTTTGTTTGTTAACGTTTGTGCAACAGTTGCAAATACAAATGTGTCGTCACTCGCAAGCACTGGCAGCGCAATATTGCGGTTTGCTACAAGCTCACCGGCCACAACATTATATGTGTGATCTGACGACAGGTCATTAATTTTAGGTGTCGTCAGCAGAGGGGTTGTAAGTGTTTTATTTGTAAGTGTCTGCGTTGCAGTATCTAATATAATTATTCCGGTCGCATTAGGCAATGTAGCAGTACGATCTGCTGTAGGATTTTCTACAACAAGAGTTGTTTCAAAGTCGTCTGCAGCAGAGCCTTCAAACTGTAGGCCTGAATTTGTTACAGAAATTTGTCCGGACAATGAGCTGCTGTCTCCGCCAAGCTTTTGATACAGCTCAACAAAGTTTGCATTGATCTTCGTACCAGTATCTCTCAGTGTATCGCCAGTGCCATCATTTGCTGAGGCGCCAACACCTATATTCTGACGAGCCATTCAATTGTCCTCTTAAATAAGTTATCTGTATTTATAGTGTTTTTAACCAGAGTCTGCACCATGAGTGTAAGTATTCTGATCCATAGTCTCGACATGGTTGCTCATGCGAATACCGTGGTTTGCAAGATCATCACTATATGTATCATCTGACATTCTTGGTGAGTTGACATGCATAGCTTTGTCGATCCGCGCGTAATTTAGCATAAACACTTCAGCCGGCATATCTGCAAACTTAGCAGCAGTTGCAGCAAGACTAATGTATTCAATACGCGAATCTGCATCTTCGTCGTCTGGCAATTTGCCTATAAGCTCGCTCAATCCAAACGGCGCAGTAAGCGTAGCAGCACCAACTATAGTTAAAGGTGGCGGAGGTGCCGGAACACTTTCTGGCATTGCATTAAGCAGAGAGTTAGTGGACGGTAGCTCAAGAACAACCTGTCCACCTAAAAAAAATCCAGCCGGGTGCACAAACTTTTTATATAGTTCTCGCCAGCCACTGATAGGAATCGATGACTTAATAAGAACAGAGAAGATTTGATATAGTGCACCGTTCTGGATAAAACGTAATGATTCTGTACCAATTTGTGATTCACCTACAATAAATAGGTTATCTTTCGGGTGTTCGATCTGTATGTCTTCTGCAAAGAAAGCTCGGAAAAATCCTTCGGCCGAGTACTTTGTACCTTTAACTCGATAAAACTGGGCAAAGTTGCGAAGCACTTCACGCGGATCTGAAAAGTATCCGCTGTTTGCACCATCAGCAATCATGCCAAACAAATATTCTA